GTGTTCTCTTGCTCACAAAAAACCGCCCACCCTTCGAATAATTACATTTAGAACATGCAGCTACTAAATTATCATCGGTATCTAATCCGCCCAAGCGTCTAGGTATTACATGATCTACTGTACTGGCTTCTTGTGCACAATACTGGCATATAAATCCATCGCGTCTTAGGATGCGTTCTCTTATTGATCTCCATTGTCTGGTTGATCCACTATCTCTTAATGCTGATCTACTCAATACCATCCCTTAATCTTATGATGCGCGAGCGCTTTACAAGCTGTGCCATATCTATGCTCAATATACTTTAATCCTTTATCAATCTGCTTTATTGGATCTTGCTCTTTATTACCTATCATTTGAAATAGACCAAATGCACTTGACTTAGGGTTCTTGGCTTTGTAGTTCCATCTTGATTCTTTATGTAATAACTCATCTAAACAATAAAACTCTTTAAATGAATAATTCATCTTATGGAATGTAATTTGTTTTAATGTATTAATTCTAAGTTCTTGAGATTGTGCTGTTTCCAAGCCAAAGGTTTGTAATACAAACATAGCTATCCCGACTAGCCAGCACCTCGCGAGCTGAGCCTTACGGGCTCGCGTTTTTGCCTTTAGGGCAAATACTTGCCTAGAGCGTATCATATGCCTCCAAATCATCTAGCATAACCGCAGGTCAGACGGCATGTTACGATTCTGTAATCATCCTCATCTAACCAAGTGTCTGAATAACCAGCCTCACTCATTTAGTCATCCTAATGTAATTTAAAAATCCAATATATGTAGTTTCATCCATCTTGACCCACTTATCGCTAGTCAATTCAACCTCACCTTTTGCGTTAGTAGCCTTAACCCAAAACTCAATTTCTTTTTGATCGTAGGCACAGATAAAGGATGGAAGTCCAGCCATCATAGCCAATCGGCTTACTGGTAGATGATCCAGCAAAGCCTTATCCTGACCAAGATATTTAAGACTGCCTACTGTTTTATACTCAATCAAAGCTATTGGATTACGATTGGTATATTCGACCATTAGAAAATCTATGTCTGTTGCTGGACAATCAAAACCCCAAGTTCTGTGGCGATTACTAATCCACTCATCACGCCAACCAGTTTGATTTAGCCTAACTCCATCTTTATCGTATTTAATCATTTAGTTTTACCAGCCCATCCTTCGCCCTTAAAGACTAACCCTACTGTTGAGTAGATTCTGTTCATGTCTAGCCCACACTTAGGACAATTCATACCGCCATCATCCTCTTTGTAAGTTCTATGAACTGATCCATAAGTGCCGCATTCTTTGCAGCTGTATTCATATGTTGGCATCATATTCTCCAATCAGTAAGCAAGTATGACAGTCCAGACCAGTAAATTGCCACGCCCCACAGCTACTACATCTACTAACTGCATTATCTGATTGGCGCTTGAGTATCTGCTCAGCATCATTCTTGATGCCCACGCAACCACAATCTCGGCATTGGTAGAGTGAATGACCTATCGGCTTATCTTTCCATTCAATCTCAATAAATTGTGTTGTTCTTTTGCAGCCATTACACTTAAATTGGATCACGATTAATCAATTCATGGCATCTAAAACATGTGCCATCTTTGAAGACTCGATCATCGTCGCATGCTTCGCATTTGATAATTGATTCCTCAAGATGCACGCCATTATCATCCAAAACGACTTGCAGTCCTTTGCCATTAATAAATGCTATGTATCCCACTATTCACCACCTTGAAAGAACCAATTGCCATTGGCTGTCATCTTTGCCCAGATAGCGTGCTCTTTGTTAGATCCCTTGCAAACATATCCATAATACGGCTTACCGCCTTTAGATACGCCTTGCTTTAAAATCATGCCATGTTCACACTCAGGCGGTGGATTTGGTGTTGATTTACCAATAGCATCAACTGCTTCACCTAATGACCATTGTTGGGGATCATCGACTTTATTTTCTACTGCAAATGAAGCCCTTAAAGCATCCTCAATTGCTGCTGATTTAGTTCCGGGCGCTCCGTATCGCCTTTCTTGTAATTTCTTTTCGTATTGATTTGGCTCGGCATTATTTACCTTAGCCATTTCCTCTCTTGAAGCGCGTTTACCTTTAGCTGCGAAACCAGCATTTGCGAGCGCACGACCGATCGCTGAAGTTTCACAATTCTCCAATGCAGATGTGCTATTAACACCCTTCTCCGTAATGACCTCAAATGCGAGCCCAGTTGCGCATGGCTTAAGATCTGCTTCAGTCTTAAAGATCTTGGCGAATACAACGAACCGCTTTTCAGTCGCTTCAATGAGTTCAGTCTCGATACGATTATCAGGGTATTTCTCATGCCATTTTTCCAATCTCGATTCTACTGTTTCATAATTGTCTAAGTTAAACATTATTCCTTCCATTCAAAATCTTGGTCTTGGACTGCTTCGAGCACATTCCGATAGATAGCTCCGTAGGCGATAAAGTCTTTAACTGAGTCGTAATGATCTGGAGTTTCAGTAAGCCTAGAAACCTTGACCAACGCCATACATAAAGCAGCTTGGTGTGGTGTGATTGGGAAATCAAGATATGCACTCCACAATCCAGCAATTCTTTTGTGATTATAGTATGGATGGCCGTAGACACTTCCACGCTCTTGGATCGTAGCAATGACTTCATTTAACAGATCCTCAGTTTTTGTCATAATCAAAAACCTGCTCTAATTTAAGTTTTTGGATTTTGGCTTGATGATCTATGCAAGACTTCCATCCAGCAGCTCTACCGGCATAATAGCCATTATCGTAAATTTCTGACTTTCGGTGTTCATCCCAGAAATATAAAGCTGCTCCAATTAAACAGCCTATAATAAATCCGTATCCTACTATTTCCATGTTCGCTCCCTAATATCAAGCGGTTGCCTGATACAGAAAGTATGACTTAAAGCAAGGACACTCAGTTAGTTATTTACGGCGTGTTTTATAACGATTAGATAACGCCAAGATCCTCAAGATCATCGATATGGTCATCAATCGTCCTATCCCGATAATCGGTCTCAAGACCCATACGACTTTCCAAGAGCTGTAAAACTGCCATCTTTATTGATCGGAATAAGTGTTGGAGTCATATTCTTGCCATTCCAGTCTAAAATAACTATGCCCATTTGCCAGTTGGCGATGCCTTTTGTGTAACTAGCCTTCGCTTTGTTCATTAAGTTGCCGGATTCTATACCGTAAATCGTCCTGTATTGCCCTCCTAAGCCCTCAGAAAACGAAGATAGACCCAACTTGTGGGTATGCCCAATTAAAACGCTCTTACCGACCTTTTTGGCGAGATTTAGGGCAGTTAAGCCAGCGTTAGGATTAGAGTTTCCTTCATCCCCATGCCCGAGCAACCAGCCCTTTTCAAACTCAAAAAATGATTTGTGAAAAGTGATGCCTAAATTATCGAAATCCATGAACTTGGCGTATTGCAATTCAGGTAGGCTGATTAAGCCCGGAACTTTTAAGAGTGTGTTGTATAAGCGATCTGTGTGATTTGATCTAACAATATGCGCTTCCTTAGCATTTTCAGTTAATGCCCAAAGAATGTCTTGAGTAGCTTTACGATCTGCGTCAAGGGTCTGTTGATAAGCCAAAGGTGTTTTCTCAGCCCATCTAGAAATGGTTTGAAAGTCGATCTCATCGCCAACACATAAAACGCTGTCAAACTTTTCACGCCTTGCCAGTTTAATGACATTCTTTACAGCTGCTTCATGGTGGTATGGAATTTGCAAATCACTTATTACTAAGTATCGCTTAATCGTCATCCTCATCTGGAGTTGGGATAGTTGGGATTATTCCTTTGTCGCCCACGATCCAGTCAGGCATCGACTCAGGATTATCCATTAGGTAAAGCGCACAGGATTCATTAAATCCAGCCTTGCGTGCAGCTCTAAACATTTCATGCTTTGCAATATAGAATTGATCTAGTTTTGATAATGGTTCAGGAGTTTGGCGAACTACTCTCCGATTAACCTTTTTGCGTGGTGTGCGTTTTCGTGTGTTCGCCATAGAAGAAATTATCGCTTACTAATTAAGACGAACAGATCATCAACACGCTGTTGCAGATGCAAACTTTGAGTTTCTAATCTGGAAATTTGATCTTTGATCGATGTTCCTGAATTGGGCTTAAGTTCAGATAAATACGATTTAATAAGAAAGCGCAGACCCACTAATAAACTGGTTGATACGGCGCATACGCCAACGGCTATGCCAACCCATTCGTTTGCGGTCATGACGCATTAATTCCATAATCCGCTTCGCTCCCTGACTTTGGATCTAACGCTTTGGCAATAGGCGCAACAATCGCACCAAGCATAGTTGCATAGGCTGGATGAATGTCAGCCACTATTGCTAAAGCAACTGTTATTCCACTAGCTGCGACAGCTCTCAAATATGACTTAATTGCTGCTTTGTGTTTTTTGGTTAGTTTCATTAATTGCCTTTCAGTAGTGGGATGTCGAACTTCTTGCCATTTTGATTTGGTTTGAAAGAGATATGGATGTGCTTATGATGGGGATTAATTCCGGTATATTTTCTAAACTTCCATAATGATCTAGCACTAGCAATTTTTCCAGCGTGGATCACATAATAAATACGCTTATCCTTTTTTGCTGCGAGTCGAACCTGATCTGCCAAATCGAAACTAAGCCCTTCTTGGTCAGATAGGCGAGCGTCAATGTCGATGGCACATACCTCACCCTGTTCATTCGGGTTATGCTGACTGACTCTGGCTGAATGGCGAGCATCACCAATCCATCCATCAGCTGTGCGCTTGCGATCAGGGAAGCAGTCATTTACTTGTTCCCTAAAGGTTTCAGCAGCTTTAGATAACCAAGCCTTCATTTACGCAGGTGTTTTTGCAATTCTTTGGTCAATGGTTTTTTGTATTCCCATTTAGCAATGTATGCGCCATCACCATTATCTTGTAGAAAAATACCAAGAGATTCAAAATTATCAGTTGGATTAATTTCTGGATACGCTGCAATAACTTCTTCCCATAGTTCCATTTATACTCCTATCAGATAAGCGGAAAACAAGCCTTGAATTGGTGCTGAACCGCCATATAAGTTTAATGACCCACCTGAGTTTTGAAAAACGACAACTTCAATATAATCATTTACTGCCAAATCCATTACAAGATTGAGTGTTACGGCTATTTGTGAAACTGAATTAGGTGGCATTTGCGACCTAGCATAATTGCTGCCATTTTTGTGTATATTTAATACTCTAGCCCCATTTGCATTTTCTTGGAAAAAGAAAGCAGAGTTAATAGCATATTTTCCTGCTTTACCAGCAGGGATTGTAATACGACTTGTATTGGTGGAAGTTGAATGATAGGCGTCAGTATCAAATTCTTCAGTATCAAAAAGTACTGTTGTGTTAGTATTATTTGAAATACTTGTCGTTGCGGCACTTTGACGAACAAAAACTCCAGAAAAAGTTGGTGCGCCCCACTCTGGAGCAGTTGCACCAGAATTGACTTTAAGAATTTGGCCAGCCGTTCCAATACCAATTCGGGCTTTTGTAGTTGATGTTGTGTAATAATCAATATCTCCAGCAGTAGTTCCCGGATTTAATGCTTTAACTGTTGTGTCAGCAGATGATCCAAGTGTGCGAATTGCTGCTGCACCATCTTTGACCAGCGCGGTATCGTCTGGAGTGCTCCAGCTGTAATTGGTAGTAGTTGCCATTTTATCCTTTTCCTATGCGACTATTGTAGCGTACTCCCAAGTCAAACTTGGGTCTATTGTGTTCCAAGCCTCTGTTATTGGCATGGTATTCCAACGCATCGCCACTTGGCTAAATGCAACTGGAGAAACATTAATGGTGAGAAACAGTTCATTAAACCGAGTGCTCCATGACCAGCCCTCAACATAACCTTGAAAAGCTCCACCTGAGATTTGAGCAGGCAGATTTTGAATATCTACTGGCATTCCCATAAATACAGCTAGCAGATCATCCCGATCTGCGTTATCAATTTCAGGGTTAGTGATTGGGAATGTGATCGATTGGAATGCTGGTATTGGGTAAGCTCTTTGGGCTATGTATCTATCGGCAATATCTTGAGCATCGGTCGCGCCATGAACACGAGAGTTAATCGTTTCGGCTTTGTAGCCATATA